TGAGTCCATCTACCGGTGTTATACTTGTAAAATTACACATTAAACCATTATAACATATATCAGATACAGACCCAGCCACAGGCTGAAGCCCTACACTTCTGGTAAAAAAATTATAACTAAAATCTCTAGTTATATAGTCTTTTACATTTAGTTTATAATAATCATAATTATAATTAGTTGTTCCACTAATAGTATTAAAATTATTAAAAATGTTATTATTTATTATAACATTATTAAAATAATAATTTAAGTGAAACGTTAAATTTATAGAATCTGACCTTGTAACCTCATTATTTGTTGCAAATATTAAATAATTATTATTTAACTTGTAGTTAGCTACATTATTATTTTTAACAAATAATATTTTGCCATTTTTTTTATTAGTACTATCAGTAAAAAGAAATTTAATGTTATTTTTAATATTATTTATTGTTAATAAACAATTATAAGCATTACTAAATTTGTAATTTAATATTATATTATTAGTATAATTGGGCGAATTATATAAGCGACTATATAGTTCTGCACTCTTTTGGGGCGTAACAACCCGTGTTTTTATAAATATTTTTACACCCTGATGTGCAGTCATTATCTTATTTTGTGTTAAAATAATATAATTATTTTGTGAAGCAGTTAATTGTAGCGACATAAAAAATTATATATTAATTATATTATTATATAATTATTTTTTAGTTAATCATAATTAATCTTATATATTATTATATAATAATTTTTTAGTTAATCATATATAAGATTATATAATCTTATATATCTTATATAATCTTATATATATAATTATATTACTATTTATGATATTATATCCGTATTATTAAAATACCAATTTGAGGATAAATAATCGGCTTTTGTATCTTTGAGATTACTTTTTTTACTTGTTGTAAGATTAGGACCTTTATACAGAATTGAGTTAATTTCAAAAGTTCCTATAGCATAATTATAATATTTTAAATTGGAAATAGCACCGTCAAATCCTCCATTATAATTTACATATAAATTATCATAATTTTGCTTAATAATATTTGATAATTTATGCCGCTTTGTTAAATTACCATTAATATAAATATCAACAATATTTTGCGATGTTACTCTAATTACTACACATACCCATTTTTTTATAGGAATACCGTCCACATATATATCATCATAATAAGAATTATTGTTATTTTCATTATTATGAAAAACATTTATTCTAACTAACATACCTAAAAGAGGGAATTTATCTAGTAAATCATCACTCATATTTTTTTTTCCATTATATAAATATACACCGGGAGAATTGTTTGGTCCAAATAATCCTGAACCTCCTTCTCCTTGTGAATTTGGAGAAGACCCCTTATTAAATACGTGTTTAAAATCTATTGATTCTTTGTAATCTGTATCACTAACATTCATCCAAAATGAATAAGTAAATTCTATTCCTTCATATTCATCTCTACTGCGCAAAATGGGGATTGATGCTCTTTCGCCTAAAGACTGTGTAATAGTTACACCTTCAGTTCCATCTTTTAATCCATATATTAAAAAAGGCGTTTCCGATGGTGAAAAAAAATAATATAATAGTTTACTTCCAATATAAAATAAGAACGAAAAAAGTACTACTATTGCTAATAAAAATGTAAATTTTGCTATCATTGTATTTGATGATAAGAAGTCATTTGTTGATTTTAACCTAGCTTCAGCACTATATGGAATTACTGCGTCTATATTTTTTTTAATATTAGTAAATATACTTTCCGGAGGATTCATAATATTAATATATAAAATTATATATATTAATATTATATAAATTATATAATTTATATTGAAATACTGCCTTTTTCTTTATTATACTCTAAAAAGCTTACTTTTAATCTATATTTATTAAATAATGATTTTGCTAATGATTTATCAATTCCTTCTTTATAAATATTGTATGCTTCTTGTGGATTTATAGAATCATTTTCATAACGAATTCGTGTAATATAGCCTTCAAATCCGCTATTTGTACCGTTATTATTTGAAGCATTAGTGCCTTGAGACATATTTCCTATATATATATTTTTTTTCTCACTTGTACTGTAATAATTTTTATATAATCCATGCATTATAAATGAGTTCCGCAATTTTCCATCTAAATACACATCTAATGTTCTTGCATCAACACTTAATGTTAAGTTGTTCCATTTTTGAACAGGAATGTTTGGTATTTTATATCTTGTATAATTTCTTTTATTGGCATTCGCGCTACTAGAATTAGACCCAGAATTTTTGTCTAAATATGTTTCAATATCAATTAATAAATTATTTTCATATTTATCTAAAGCAATGTTAATATTTTTAGGTTTAAGTTGATTTATACCAATATCTTTTTCTACTTTAGTACTTAGACCGGTTAGTACCGAAGATAGTTCTGGTAATGTTGGAGCACTTGAATCCACCGACATATACAATACATTTTTCTCATTTGATATGTTATTTCCCCAATTATCTATATAAAACCAAACACTTAGTGTAAAATTAGATGAATTATTTTCTGGTATATCTTTTGCCATTATTACATTGCTATTTGATACAAACATTGAAGTAACTGTATTTTGCAATGATACTGGAGCTGCTGCATCGCACATAGCATCATAAATTATGTTTGTTTTAAAAAACAAATTGCGAAGTCCCCATATTACCACAATAATCAAAATTACAACAATAATAATATTAAATACTCCCATATTAAAATATTAATATATTAAAATATTAATATTATATTAAAATATTTAAATATAAAATAGTAACTAAACATTGTTGGTTTTTGTTTTATTTGTTTCCCGATAAATTATATAATAGCTCAATTGTTTGAGGAGTTTTAATACTATCATAATAGCTTATTTCTTTTATACTTCCATGTATTCCCTCATTTTCTCCTATTGTTACTTTGTCGCCTTTAAAATATGGGGTTACGTCTTTTTTTGAACCAACCAATTTACCATCTATAAAAATATCAATATTATTATTATCATAATTAATAACAAAAAACACCCATTTTTGATGTTTTATATTTTTTCCTTCATATATAGTATCTAATTGGTCTCCTTTATTATTTAATGTCCTAGATTTAATAATAATAGATTGTGTTTTTCCATTATAATATATTACTGGTTTATATGCATAATTAAATATTTCAGTATCTTTATTATAAGCAACTGATGTATTTACGGGTTGTGGATTAATATACACAAAAAAACTTATACTGTATGAATAATTATATGGAAATTTTTTAACAACTGTGGGTGGGTCATAAAAACTTGTTTTTATATTGTAAACACCGTTATAATCATTTTTAAATAATTTAAAATTGTAACCTTTTGTATCACTAGTATTTTCTTGTGTTTGTTTGGTTACTTCTTTACTTTCAGGACTAATTAGTTTTGAACTGTCAGATTCGGATGTACTAAATATTGTTGTTTCTTTTTTATTTAAATTTAAATTGTTCAACAAAGCATCAATGGGATTTTTTATATGACTAATGGTTTCAACATCATTTTTTGGTACTGGAACATCCACAGTAGCATTAACATTTTTATTAAGATTTTGATAAATACCAATAACTTTCATTTCGTTTAAATAGTAGGGTCCTGTTCCTTTTAATAAACTGCTCTTGTTTAATGTTCTAGAATAATTAAATAAGAATGGTACAATAAATAATAATGTTATAAGAAATAGTAAAATAAAAAGTAATAAATATACAGCGTTTGGTGTTAATTTAATATCTTTATTTAATTCATCAATAGCAATAACCAATAAACAAGGTATGAAAAAAATTACTTTTTTAATAATACAAGTGTAATTATACATTAGCGAACTCGTTTCTTCATTAATGCAATCTTCACTTGCATTTGATGACTTTATTGAAAAAATTGCGGCAATAATTGCTAATATAACAACTACAATTGTTAAACTTATAATTGATTGCGTAATACTAAATGAATTACTATTTTTTTGTGAATACAATATATAATTAACAATATATAATACACTTATTAATATAAAAAATAATAACCCAATATACATAAACAACGTTAATAATGGTTTTGTATATGTGTCTTTGATTCTATTGTTATCTACATTATAATCTGTATCATAATAACTATTAGAACTTAAATTCTTTGGTGCGTTATTGTATAGTTTTAATCTATCATCTTCAAAAATTGTGCTATTGTTATTATTTCTAAATACTAAAAAAAGAAAATAAAAGATTCCAATACCTAATAATATTAGAGCTCCTAATATTTCATATTGTGTATTTTTTATTCCAAATAAATTTTGATAAGTATTTAAATAATATAGCAGTCCAAATACTAGAGCTATTAATATAACAGTTATGTATTTATAGTAATAATATACATAATTACCTGTTTCATTTTTTTTAAATTTTATTCCGTTAACTATTGTATCAAGAAAAATATTTAGACTATTTTTAAGAAATGCCACTGTTTTATCTGAAATGGTACTAACCAAGCTATAACTTGTTTTTAATATTTGTGCCATATTAAATAATATTAATAATATAAATTAGTAATATAAATTACTAAGTTTGTTAAAAACAATATTATAAGTTTTGATTATAAGTTTTCAAATGCTGTTTTTTTGCCATGACAATCTCTACACAAAGCTACTAAATTAGTAATAGAGTTTGAGCCACCATATTCTAGTTTAATAACATGGTCTACTTCAAACCATGCTGGTAATTGTTTTTGGCAGTCTTTACAATGCCAATTTTGTGATGCTGCCACATATTTCTTTTTTGTTTCGCTCACGCTTCGTTTTGTTGAAGTATTTCCTGATTGTAATATTTTTTGTTGCTGTTTTGTCAAATTAGTATTAATTGACCTATGTAAATTTTGAGACTCTCTAATATTTGTTCCATTACTTAAATTATAATTGCTGTTTAATTCATTACTTATTGATTTAGATGTAAAATCAATAATAGGAGTTATAAAGCTTGCTGTATTTCTATCTATTGGTAAATATTTAATATACCCATTTGTATTATGAACAAAGTCTTTATAATTTGCGGGATTTTTTTTAATAAATAAATATATGCATAATCCAACAAAAGCAATTAATCCCATTTTATAATATTTTTCGTAACTTTTAAGTTTTTGTATTAATTTACCTTCAAAATATGTATTTAACAATACAAAACCTGTTATAGTTAATATAAGCAATTCTAATTTCATAGCTAATGTTATTTATTATAGTTAATTAAATATAATAAATATAATAATTATATTAATATTTAATAGTTATTGCAATTATTACTAATATTAATAACACTACCAAGCTTCCAAAAATGTATTTTTGTTTATTTTTACGGTCGTCATTTTTCTTTAGTTCTTGCAATTTATAGTTTTCATAATATTTATTCATTGCTTCGTAATATGTTATTTCGGGTTTTCCTAAATAAGTGTTTATTTTATTATGTATAAAATGAACCCATTTTACAAATGACTCGCGGGAGTCTAAGTATGGTGTAACAGGATAAGCATCTAAAAATCGGCTAAATACATTTCCAATATCACTAATTGGTAAAAATAAAGGTAAGTTTGTTATAAAGTCATAATATTTCTTTTTTGTTGAATCATTGCTATTATTAGGATAGCTGAGTGCAATTGTATATAATACAAACCAATAATGAGGACCCCATATTGTAGGATTTAGTACATTATTGTTTAAATTAGTAGGCATAACTTATAACTAACACTAATAAAACTAATGCGTATTTTTAACATAAAAACTCTTGCCTAATTCATATATTAATTTTATTACTATAACTAGTATTATAACTTTATATAAATTAATTGAACTATCAAATAGTTTACCATTTAAGAATGTATGTTGATTTGTTAATATATGACTAAATACTCCTAATGGTAATAATATTAAATAATATGCTTGTCTATTT